ACCTGTTCCAATAGTCTTGGCGGCTGACCAATATGCATTTGTATCATAACCTGGATACTTAAATCTCCGGGACGTACGATGCGTCAAACTAGTGAATGAATTTGCCGTTGTGGCACCAAATGTCTCATTAGAATATTGATGTGCATATCGATGGAGTAAGGGTCGAAATGATCTAATCTGTTCTCCGTAATGCACCAAATATCTATTAGGATCAGGAGAGGATGCCTTGTTACCAACTATAACCTGACGCGGAGCAACTGAGTAAGATACTTCACCAGATTGTAGAGTGTAAGGGGTCCAATCTGTGGCATTTGAGGACATGGCAGTAGGATGAGCATATTCGATATTCTCAGCAGCACGAGCAAAAACTAGCACTGGAATAGCTACACTGGCTTGAGGACCAGAAAGTGGATTGACCACTCGCATTGTGACTAAACCATTACAATATTGATTGGGAGCAAGAGAAGTTCCTGAAAAATTGTAATTGCCTGATGTTGTACCCACTTCCAAAAAAGTGGTTGCCTGAGAATATGGAACACGAATTTCTATATCCTGGTCTGCACCTATGTCAATGACTTCATTAAAAACTGTTGTGTAGTCTGGGGTGGTTGCAGAAATATCGTTTAATGGATCAAACGTAATGCGCACTCGTCCCTTATGGAACCGAGTGCAAATAAATTTGAACCTAAAAATGATATCACCAAGCCACCACTTAAAAGGCATACCTGCATAAGCCATGGGAGTGTACTGGGTAGGCGCTGTTGCCAAACCTCGCCACGCAGCCAACATAGGAGTAACACGACTAACCAAAGTAAGCGCATCAACGGCATCCGTCGAAGACAATATCGCAGAACCAATATACGATTCACGACCAGCAATGTATGATATATCTAATTCATCCTGTCCATCTAAACCCACTGTGCGTGGATCGAGCGAAACCTCATTCTTTGGATCAACAGAAGATCTATCCATGGGGACAGATATTTCACATGAACTATTGTGAGGAAAAGGTTGAATTTTAATAGCATCAACTGTTTTTATGTTGGGAACATTTGTAAATCCCAAGGTTGCTGCTGCTTTTGACATACCAGATGCCGCTATACTAGTGGCTCGCATATATGGGCCAATTAATGGAATCCGTGACAACATATTGGAGGCTGCTGCAACACTAGAGGCTATTTGAGATGGTTTGTAGTCAAACTCATCAGTTTGGAGAGCCAATTTTGTAGTTGGAGCGTGCAGCTTAACATCTTCAGCCCAAGCATAGACATTGACTACTACAGACGTGCCTGCTACACCATTGGCAGAAACCAATGGTGCATACAAACACGGTGTAATAGTGCCCATGTCTTTACAGTCTTGAGCAGACGTAATGTTCAACCAGTTTTTATGATAAAAGAATGGTAGTTTCAGTTCACCACCTTCGCATGTTTGAGGAAAAATCCACACCTTAGCTCTTTGAGAGTGAGGTATTAATTCTCCTCCAACACCATCGGCGACAATCGAATTACCATTCAAATTCTGTAAGGGACAATACGTAAATGCCATAGCACCTGAATAGAAAGGAGAAGCGTTAATAACAAACTTCAACTTCAAAGTGCAATTTATAAAACCGTAATTATTCAATTTATTCTTAATAGGAGTACTATTAAAGAACAAATGCCAGGGATCCCATGTAGTGGTAGTAGCAAAAGTATCTGTTTGAGACCAAACATGTGTCTTAATTAACACAGGGCGTGAAAGATACTTTGATAAATCCACATCAGGTTGCACATCCATTAAATTTGTGCACGGTGCGCTAGCTACAGACCAAGAAGTTCCAGGTGTTTCATCTAAAAATTCAACAACTGTTGTAGAGGTGCTTTCTGCTGGAGTAGTTCCAGACATAACCTCCTCCGCTTCATCGGACTGCAATTCCAGCTTATCCTCGCTTAACGACAGCGAGGGGCGGGGTGTATTTTGAAAGTGATATACACAATCACGTGGTTCTAAGTTTACCACACACTGCTTCGGATCTAGTCCCGAAGCGCAACTTTGACAAGCACCATTGCTTGCCGAACATGTAGAGACGCAAACATAAAATTTAAGACAAAGGGTTTGTTAAACCACAATGTCCGAAGAGGAAATCTCCTCTATCTCCATTTTTGTTTCGGGTAATGAAGAACCCGTGATTCGCAACTTTGAGTTTGCGACGAACTCATCCTTTAGCTGATTCCATGTGGGAAGATCTCGTTCAACATATTTGGTTAGGCCCAATTCTTCAATCCAAGATTGAAATAGGCACCGTTTCCGTTGAAATACATCTTCACCATACCAGAAATACTCTCTACATGCCGTGTCCAACACGGCAAGGGCATGCAATTGCATGCCAATGGTTTTTGATTCTACACACATAGTCAACATCTTATCGATGGAAGCGTGTTCAATTGGGCAAACCATACAACCCAATTGCTCCTCATATCTCCACGAGCGACGCAGAAATGTAGCTTCATCTATATGAATAAATGGAACACTAGGGGCATTTTTATCCGCCATAGTAAATCCAATATCAATATCCGCCAACACTTTCTGCATCTTAGTATGATCTAGCCAAAAACATTTTGGAGAAACTCCCATAATCATATCATCACCATA